GTGTACAGCCCTTCCATATGGGGAAAAACGGACATCAGGGTAGGGGGGTTGCGCGCACCCACCTGTGCCCCTGTTCGATAATGCGCACACCATAGTGACTAGTGATCTCGATGTACTGATCACGAGCATCATCATCACTGAACGTAGCCACATACGTACCATCGGAGCACTGGTATGCATGCTGTACGTACAGCTCACGTGACCCTGTGTCTATACATCCCTCGATGGGTGGCTGTGTGTTACCCCCACCCATGGTTACTGTGAGTAGTATCGTTACTGTGAGTAACAGGCAGGCGATAGCCACCCCTACCACCACGCGCACGCGCATACTCATGATCACCATTCCGTCACAGGTCGCGGCGCCGGATCCACCTTCGGCTCACCAACCCTAAGATTGCACGCCCGACATGCTGCGATCATGAATGCCGGATCATCCCCCGTGATCGCCCTTCCTTTGGTGTGGTGCGCCTCGGTAGCCCGCCCGAGGCAGCGCGCCATATAGCCCCACCGCGGCCACTCGCCCGGAATGGCCAGCTGGCACCGGTACCCGTCCCGCATGAGCACGTACGCGCGCGCCTTGCGGTGCGCCCTGGTGCTCCCGTTGACCCAGTTACGGCTGTTACTCATCGCGCCACCCACACGCCGTACGACGAATCAGGACCGCCTACGCCCCAGATGACGATGTCCGCCCACTTCCAGCCGGTGCGCGCGCCGACCGTCCGCTGATACATGGCGCACCACCGGATGCCATCGTGCGCGCCGGCCCACACGCCGATCGTTTCGACCGTCTTGTACACGCCCACGCTACGGGTACGCACCTGCGCCCTGGAGTAGCCGACCCTGACAGGCCAGCCGGCAGCCTCAGCGGCCCGCTGGAGCCGCTTGACGGCTATCGGGTCCACGGGTGCACCCTCGGGCCGCGGATCGCGGCTGGTGACCTCTGGAGCCGGGTCGGACGCGGGCCAGCCGGACGGCTCCGCCACGAATGACAGACGGGTCGGATCGAGGTGGCCGGGCATGCCCTTGCCGGGTTGGCCGAGCGCGAGCCCGTTGCGCCTCGTCTCGCCGGGCGCCGGACGCTGCGCCACCGATGCACCGTGGTACATCCGCCCACACTCGATACACCGCCCCTTGTCCAGGTATTCGACGGTCACCACCACCGAGGCACCGCATCCCCCGCTGCACGGCACCCGGTACCGCCAACCGTCCCCTACCGGTTCAGCCGGTAACACCGCGCACCTCCGACAACAGGAACCAATGGGGCTCACCCTCAACCAATCGTGGCAACACGGTCTCACCCTGACGCATGGCTTGTAACAGCTCCCGTGCCGGTGGCGGATCGGTCAGCATGGCCGCGGCGCGGAGCAGCTGTTCCCGCCCGTAGATGGCGATCAACCGGTTACACGTCATGGCGTTGATCGAACCGGTGCAGACAAGTCCACGCACCTCGCCGGTCAGGTGATCATGGTCTACGCCAAGCCTGCGTGCCCTACCGCGGGCAGATCGGCACACGTAGCACCGTCCACTCTGCGCGTAGAACAGCGCGCGGTACTCGTCCGGCGTGAGGCCGTACTTCCGCCGGAGTCCGGCGAGGTACTGCACCGTGGTGGTCATCGGCTCACCTTACCACGTTCTTAGTAGACGGATCATGGTAACTCTCCGTAGTTAAATCCATCGACTACTCCCAATATAACAATTCGTTATAAACGCCGATGAGGCACTCGGACATTCCGCCCAACTTATCTACCGTCAGTAGCGGTCCAACTACGTAGAGGTCTTTACCAAGGCCCATGACGTCTCGTCACGTCTCTGTCATGGCGTCATGGAAGTCATGGAAGTCATGATCTTAACCACGTCCTTACCATAGATCATGACTTCCATGACTTCCATGACGTCCATGACGTCCATGACGTCCATGACGTCTAACTAGTAGGAGCCAGGTACCAGACGGTGCCAGGGCCATTTGGGTTATGTGCTGTAGAGATGACCGTTATGTTCTTTTCTCTAGCATTACGGATTGCTCGCTCTGTGTGACCCGCTGTAGTTGCTGCCGCCTTCGCCTGCTGGGAGGGCACACCGGCGGAAGCACATACAGCTCCAGCCGACCTGAGGAAGTCGACCAGCCAATCGAGAGCCTCGGAGGTCTTAGGAGCGTCACGCTTCGGAGTTTCCTGCTCCGCCACGAGATCATCAATAGTCCCGGTGACCTTCGCTTCAATGTTGATCCGACTGCTCCAGATGTCCTGTTGGAGTTGTTTGTCATAGCCGACCCGCGCACCCTCGATCGTGTACCGGTAGCTGAATGCCGCCCGCTTGCCGAGGTTGCTCTTGGCCTGCCCGAACAGGAACGATTCCGACGCACCCATCAACGCGTCGACGTTTTCGACCTTGTTGCACACCAGGACGGACCTGGCGACCGCGGCGAACGCCCGAGATGCCATGAGTCGCGTGAGCAGATCGTTCCCCTGGCTCTTGTTGACGTGGATCAACCCGATGACGCTGGTCTGCGTCTCATCCGCCAGGCGGGACAGCGGACCGAGGGCTTTACGCACTTCCGCGTCCTTGTGCGTGTCCAGCTTGGCCGAGACCACCGTGAGCAGCGGGTCCAGCAGCACCATGCCTACGTTTTCGGCGTGGCACAACGCCGTGAGTGCCGCGGTGTCCTCGGGCAGGCTCAACCCGTCGAGTGCGCCATCCGGCTGCACGGCGTCCACCCGCAGCACCAGCTCCAGATCGGCGCCGGCCGCGGCCAGTCGCGGCGCGATGGTCTGATCCCATGCGTCCTCACCGGCCACCACTACCACGGCCTTCGGTTGACCATGGAAGGTGCCGGGCAGGGCACCACGCGTGAGCAACGCGGCCAGCCGGTAGCCCCACGTGCTCTTGCCGATACCCTCACGTCCGCCGAGCAGGGTCAACCCACCCAACGGCATCCACTTCGCGTCATCCTCTTCCCAGAACCATCGGGTAGCCCGCATGACGATCTGCGACCCACGGATGATCCGTAGAGTGCGTCGCGCGTTGCTGTCCGCCGGATGCGTTGCCGAACTGTCCGATTGCGCCTGCTCGCCGCAGTCGCAGCCGGTCAGGATCGCGCCGCCGGCCGCGTGCAGCTTCTTGCCGACGGCACCGCGGACCTGACGCCACCAGTCCGCGTCCCCCACCGCCTCGGTCTCGCCGCGCCCGTCCGACCTGGCCTTGACGTAGGCCACCTGGTGCGTGGACAACGCCTCACGTACGCCCGCGTGGCCTTCCAGCCCGTAGGCCACCAGCGGGTACAGCCCGCCCGGCTCGTGCAGGCTGCCGGTCCCGTCGACGGCCCGCCGGATCCGGTCCAGCTCCCGGCCGAGGTGCGTGCTCACCCGCGGGCAGGGTGGCCCGGGGCGCATCCGCTCGATCGCCGAGCGCGTCTCGGCATCATCGGCGCCGGTCCCCTCGAGCGGCGTGCCCTCATGGCTCAGTTCGTCGATGAAGGCCGGGTCGAGCGCGGTGAACCAGGCCGGATCGGGTACCCCCTCGTACAGTTCGCCGGTCGGGTCGTACCAGCACACGGTGGCCATACCGCAGTCCGGGTTGACGGACGGCCAGACCATCGCGTACCTGTGGCCGACGTGCAGCGAGTCGATGCCGGCGCCTGGATGGTCCCGCCAGGTGCGCCCCTCGGGTAGGTCGGCGCGGTAGAAGTGGTGCCGGGTGACGGACGTGGCGCCCCGCGCGGTGCTCGTCCACGTGGCCGGGAGCGGACGTCCGATCTTGTCTTCCAGCTTCCGCAGGGACTCGTCCCCACGGTGGTACGCGTCCACGTCCACACCCACGTATCCGCGCGGGATGTGCCAGCCGATGTTGCGGGCGCCTTCGCGTCCGTCCACCCACGTCTGCACGTCCGCACCGGACGGATCGACGCCGGCCCATCCGGTGTACCCGGCCAGTGGTGGCGACTTCTGCGCTGGTTCGCGTCCGATCGGGATGATCCCCGCGTACCCCGCGGTGCGGTACTGCCATGCGGCGGCCGCATAGGGTCCTGTAGCATCGTCCATGAGGGCTCCATAAGCGGTTGAACCCCCGGGCGGTCACCCGGGGGTTTCTGCTGTCTCGGGATGTTGACGCTACGCGCGTTCAGCGGCCAGCGATGCCGCCCCGCGGGCGATCAGGTCGCGGACCGCCTGCGAGGCGCTGCCGAGTTCCACCCCGTACAGCCGGATCACGTCCGCGGTCGCTTCGTTGCAGGCGCTTTCCACACGGTGCTTGTACGGGCGCACCTGCGCGCGGCCCGGCAGTCGGGCCAACGCTTCGTCCAGTTGGTCCATGATCACTGTCTCCCCTTCGGTTACCATATCCTTGGTAAAGGCTAGCATGATTGATCGCTCTGGTCATCTTACCAAGAACGTGGTAAGCTCTGGGGCATGAACCTCTCCAAGGAAGCACGGGCCGCACTGGTGAACACGCGGGCCCGGGTGGGCGCGCCGGTAAAGGCGGTACGCGGGCAGGGTGAGTTGTACGCGGCCGGTCTGGTGACCGAGGGTGGCTTTCTGACCTTCCGTGGCCTGACCGCCCGTCGGAAGGTCATGGACGAGATGTTGCGGACCCTGGAAGGCGGCAACGAATGACCGAGTTCGAGCCGACCACGGCGCAGCAACGGATGGACCTGCTGACCGAAGTGAACGAGTTCCTGCGTGACACGCTGACCGAGTGGGCTAAGCGCTGGCGCAACGAGGTGACCGCCGACACGATGCACCTCTGTTGGCAGGACGACGGTACCGCCGTGTTGAAGGTGGACGGTTTGCCGGTGATGCGCCTGACGGTCGGCATCGAGACCACGATCGTGGGGTACGGCAAGGCCGGTCCGCGTACCGACCTGGCGCGCCCGATGACCTGGGGCACCGTTCCGGCCGGCTGGTACGTGCAGGTGCCGCGCACCGGCGAGTGGTTCGAGGTGACGCAGACGTGCACGCCCCGTCCCGGCGTCAAGGAGGTCACCATCGACATGTCCGGTGACCCCTTCACGCATCCTCGCGACCCTCAGGGTCCCGTAACCGCATGTCCCGGTCCACCGAACGCCACCGACACGGCGATCGAAGCTCTCGGATTCCCCGAGATTCTGGAGGATGGATCATGAAGTGGGTGCGCGCGGTCGACCGGTGGAATCTGATGGATGGTGACGAGATCGTCGGCGCGGTGACCCACGAGGCGTTGTCCACTCATCCGGCGCTGTTCGAGTACGAGCGTGGCCGCCGCGGCTGGCCGGAGATCCCGCCGCCGATCGAGCCGATGCGTCCGGAGTGGACGCCGTTGTCGCTGGCCGAGATTATCGAGATCCTGGACAGTGGGGTGTGAGTACCCGTTACGTGGTGACAGCCGAGAACGATGACTCCGACCCGCCGGACACGATCCACCTCGTCTACGGCGCCGAGTCGAACTGGCATTTCATGGTCCAGCACGGTAGCCGTGACTACCCGGTGACCGCCGAAGGGCTGGAGTTTCTGGCCGCGGTGCTGCGCAACCACGGGTACCGGGTGAAGGATCCGCATGCGCCGGTTGAAACACACGGTGCGTTCAATCTTTGCGGTGCCCGATCTCCAGGTGGAGCCATGGCGTGCGTACGAACAGCCAGCCATACCGCATTGCCCGAACGCGTCCTGCACGCTGGACGCGCCGCGGACGGGTCGCGAAGGACGTGGTGGGGATGACTTTCGCGTGGCGCGCCATCGGTCGCACCTACCAGGCGGACATCGGAACCGCGCTGTACGTGATCGAGCGCCCGTGTGGCAGGCACCACCGGTGGCGTGTGCTGGTCCAGCATCGCACCAGGCGCGTCATGGTCGACCTGGGGGACTGGCCGTCTTTCGCTATCGCACAGGCAGCCTGTGAGGTAGATCAGATCAGGGAGCAGACATGCTGACCGCGCTCCCGCTGTACTCGCACCAGGCGGACGCCCTCGATGCCCTCACCGGCAAGGAACGTGAGCTGATCTCACTTCCCACAGGCGGAGGCAAGGGCGTGATGATCGCACACGCCGCCCTGCGCGCCGTGACCGCCGACCCAACCAAGCGGGTCTTGGTCGGTGTGCACACCGAAGAACTGGTGTACCAGCTGCACCGCACCATCACGCAGGTGGCGCCGAGCCTGAACGCCGGCATCATCAAGGCGCAGCAGCACGACGATACCGACGCGCAGGTCATCGTGTTCAGCGTGCAGACCATGCGGCACAAGACGCGCCGCGATCCTGTGACCAATGTCGGCACGCTGATCTGGGACGAGGCGCATCACGCCACCAGCAAGAGCTACCGGACGATCACCGATCATTTCAAGGGCGCCCAACTGATCGGCTTCACGGCCACGCCGGAGCGCGGCGACCGGCAAAGTCTGGGCGTGGTGTGGGACCGGGTTGTCTACAGCCGCGACGTCTCGTGGATGGTGCGCCACCGCTGGTTGATCCCGCCGCGCGGCAAGGCGATCGAGGTGCCGGACCTGGACCTGCGCATGGTGAAACGGTCGGGTGGCGACTACCAGGACGGCGCGTTGGGTAAGGCCCTGGCCGATTCGCTGGCGCCCGGCGTGGTCGCGAAAGCGTGGCTGGAGCACGCGTGGTCGCTGGACGGCATGTGTGCCGAGTGCCTGGATGCGATCGCCACGCTCGCGAGTGATACGGGCACACACTGGACCGCGTGCCGACCGGCCTACTGTCCGGACGCCACCTGCGCTACCAACGTTCCCACCTACCGCAAGACGATCGCGTTCTTCCCGACGGTCGCAGCGTGCTACGTATTCGCGGAAGCCTTCCGGGACAACGGGATCGATGCTCGCGTGGTGCACGGCGGACTACCGGCCGCGGAGCGCAAGGCCATCCTGCGCGACCATCGCGCGGGCCTGTTCCCGATGCTGGTCAACTGCATGATCCTGACCGAGGGGTACGACGATCCCACCATCGGGTGCGTGCTGATGGGGCGTCCTACCCGGTCCCGCCCGCTACACATGCAGATCGTCGGCCGCGGTCTGCGGGTGGATCCGGCCCGACTGTACGACGAGCAGGATTGTCTGCTCATGTACGTGGTGGGCAACGCGCCGATTCCCGAGTTGCGCACGATGGCGGATCTGTCCGACCGCGCGATCGAGATGCGCGAGGGTAAGACCCTCGTGGAGTTGGAGGACGAGTTCGATGCCGGCCCAGGTGTGGCGTCGGACGCTCCCGTGTATTACCGCGGCGAGGTGGTGGCCCGTGACTTCGATCCGTTGGCGCGCAAGAGCAGCAAGGTGTGGCTGAAAACCACGGGTGGTTCCTACTTCGTGCCGGCCGGTAGGTCCGCGTACGTGTTCATCTGTGAGTGGCCGGAGCCGGGGCAGTGGTCGGTCTGCTGGGCCGGCGCCTACGTGAGCAACCGCATGGTGGTCGACGCTGACGGTGTGCCGCGCCTGGACCCGACCGGCCGCGCTGTGGGCATGACCACGCACCGTGCCCTGCCGCTCGATCAGGCGATGGTGTGGGCGGAGGATCTGGCCGCCGATCTCGGCGCCGACCTCGACACGATGAACAAGAAAGCGTCATGGCGCCGGAACCGGCCCAGCGATAAGACGGTGGCATTGGCTCGGTCGTTGGGGATCGAGCCGCGGCCGAATGAGAACGCCGGCAAGCTCAGCGACAGAATCGGGCAAACGCTCGGCAGTCAGAGGATCGACCCGTTGGTAAAGAGGATGCGTAATGGATGATCTCAGCGACCCGTTCGCCTCGGTCAAGGACTCCGCCCCGGACGCCCGGCTCATCACCGGTGGCAGGTACCGGCTACCGCAACGGGACGGTAGTCCCAAGCCGTACGGCTGGATGCGGGTGTCCAACCTGGTGTCCGCCTACGCAGACCAGTACGCGCTACGGCAGTGGGAGCAGCGCCAGATGATGCGGGCCATCCGCACCAGCCGTGAGCTGTACACGGAGCTGCTGGAAGCCGGCGAAGCCGAGTTGGACGATCCCGTCTGGGACGAGGCGTTCCTGGAGCGGTGCAAGCGGATCGCCGGCGGGTCGGCCGGCGCCGACCACGGCAACCGGCGCCATGACGCGGTGGAAGGGCTGCACCGCGGCGAGGATACGGCGCCGTACCCGTCGGAGACGCGCCGGATGCTGGCCTTGTACCAGAGCACTCTCGCCCGCCATGGCTTGACGCCGTTGCCCGGGATGCAGGAACGTCGGGTGCTGGTGGAAGAGTTGCAGGTCATCGGCACGTTGGACAACATCGTCAACGATCTGGTGGCCGACCTCAAGACGCAGCGCCGGTTCTGGACGTTCCTGGAAATCGGCGCGCAGCTCGCGTGCTACGCACACGGTGACGCCATGTGGGACCCGGCGGCCGGCGTGTGGGTGGACATGCCGCCGGTACGCCAGGATGTGGCCTTGGTGCTGTGGATGCCACGCGGTGGTACCACCGTGGACGTGTTCGAGGTGGACATCGTGGCTGGGTGGGAGACCGCCAAACGCGCGTACGAGGTGGTCCAGGACCGGTCGACCGCCAAGCGTGGGCGCGCCTGGTTGCGTCCGGCTCCGCCGGTGACCGAGACCGAGCGGTACGCGGCCATGTTCGCGGGGGTGGACAGCTTCCGGGAGGGCCGGTTGCTGGTGGACGAGTGCAAGGGTAAGGGCTTGTGGTCGCCGGTGTTGGCCGATGCCGCCGAACTGGCCGTAGCCAGGCTTAGTAAGAACGTGGTAGGGTAAGGCGGTTCAGAAGGGCCGGATGCCTCATCAAGCGTTCGGCTTTGGCCCCGGTAGCTCAACGGGAGCACCACCCATGGGACGGGTGGATGGGTACGGTTCGATCCCGGACCGGGGCACGGGTGCGGCGTTTCGCGGCGCCGCAACCTGGTTCCACGCCGGAAGCGCGAGTAGCACGGCAGCTTGATTGTTGCCCGTGACCCGTTCGCCAGGTGGCCTTGCCAGAGGTCGCACGCGACGCGCGGACAGCAGTGGATGCACCCCTGGCAGGGTGTGGCGATCGGCTCAAGTGGGCTCCGGATCAGAGTCTGGAGGCCGGGAGCGTTACCCGGGATCGCACGTAAGGAACGATGCCAGTCTGCGCCCGAGGAGCCGGAAGCAAACTCCGGACAAAGGACAGAGCGGCCGAGGGAGTACGTGGAAGCGACCACGCCTAGGAACCTGCGATCGCGCGACGCTGCGAACTAGGGGTAGGGATCGCCAAGCGCCCGAGGTGGTCGGTGGTTCGATCCCATCGGCTGGCACGACCGCATCGGCGGTTTGGAGACAGGAGCGAGCATGACGCAGGACGTAAGAGATCCGTTCGCCGCAGCGCAGGACGAGGATGACCCGTTCGCTGCCGCCGAGGACAGCCGGGCCGGCGGCAACTTCGAACCGGCGCCGTTCTTCGACGCCATCCCGGGCCGCCTGGTGGCGTTGGTCCCCCGCAGGTTCGAACCCGAGGCCAAGAAGCGCGCCGACCGGATCGAGTCGGGCGGCAAGGACACGGAGGAGCGCTACACGGCCGACATGGTGGTGCTGGACGGCGGACCGCTCACCTTCTGGTACAGCCGGAAGGTCGACGGCAGCGAGGAACGCGAACCGACCGAGAAGACCATCGAGACCCTTCCGCACCTGTTCCCGGGGACATGGCGGACCGAGGGTCGCGTGGTCGGCCGGCTCAAGAAGGTGGCGGACGGCGCCAAGCCGATCCTGCTGGGTCGGGTGACCCGGGTGCCGCAGGCTGCTGACCGGGCCAAGGGTGCCACGGTGGCCAGCGTGACGGCCGCGTACGCGGCGTGGGAGAAGCGCGGCAAGAACGGTCCCCGGCCTAAATTCTCGTGGGACGTGGTCCCGGATGAGCTGACCGCCGAGGATCACGCACTGGCGCTGGCCTGGTACCGGTCCGCGGTGGCCGACGGGTTCAAGATCTGATGAAAGCCACGGTGATCCTGTTCAAGGAGTCCGGGAAGTACTACACCGAGGAAGAATGGGAAGTGCCGGTAGTCGTCCACGACTTCAGTCCTGAGCGTGGCCGTTACATCCGCGAGGCTATTGGTCCATGGGACATGATCCACAGCCCGGACTTCCGGCGCATCGACGACGGCAAGGTGCTGGTAGTCACGCAGGAGCCCTGGGGTTACCCGCATCTAATCTAGGCTTTCCCTGCAATAAATGGCCCCCCGCGTAGCCCGGACGCGGGGGGCCATTGCCTGTCTTGGTAAGAACGTGGTAAGCTATCAGCACAGTTGGACCAAGGGAACGGGAGTTCACAATGGCATTCACCGACAAGTCGAAGGCTGGCCAACAGGCCGAACTCGCTTCGATGCGGCGCGAATCGAAGGACATGAAGGCCAAGGGCCTCACGAAAGCCGCCGAGCTGCAGGACCGGGCGATCGCCAACCGCGAAAAAGTGGCCAAGCGCTGAACCCAGGACACAATGGCCCCCATGTATCCGGACGTGGGGGCCATTGCTTGTCTTACTAAGAACGTGGTAAGCTTCTGGCATGACATTCGATCACCGCACCGGCCGGTTCGTGGAACAGCGCGACCCGCAGGAGATCATCGACGAACTCCACCACGAGTTGGATATGCGCGAACTCGGCGCCGAGCCCGACCTCTACCCGGATGCGCTGGATGGCGACCTGGCCGACCGTATCCGCTTCCACGAGACGTTCCGCGACGCGGACATCGCCGAGCAGCGGCAGGCGGGCCTGGAAGCCGAGTCGTTCGAGAACTGGGCCACCGAACTGAGCACGGGCGAATGAGTCCGCGTCCGACTCCGCCGATCCCCAATCCGGGCAACCGGCCGACCGTCAACCCGACACGCCCGGTCCAGCCGAAGCCAGCGCCACCGAACAAGCCACCGAAAGGATCACCGTGAATGCGCCGCGCTGTATCGACTGTGACGCCTCGGCCACCCACGACGCGCAACCGTCACGGGGCACACCGGAGGGCCGCCAGGGACCGAAATGCGACCGGCACGCCGGTCCTGCGCGGACCGTCAGCGGACTCCCCGTGCCGCGCTGTACGTCAGCCGAAGCCGGCACCTCCGACGAAGCCACCGAAGGGATTGTCATGAACGACTTCGTCATCTCGGCCGACACGCTTGCTGAATTCGCCGCGACCAACAACGCGCTCGAACGCGCGATCCCAGAGTCGTGGGACGGCGAAGAATCCTGGTCATGGATCGCCGAGCGATGGATCGAGCACATGGCCACCACGCACGGCGCGCACTGCGCCGGCCGGTACTGCCCGGCAAGAGCTGACATGCCACGCCACGTCGCCGCGCTGCGCCGGATGTGGCGTGACAGCGAGCGGTACAGCACGTTGCCGAATCACCCGGCGACCGGCGGGTACCGCGACGCCGTGCGCGACCTGGCGAACGAACTGGGAGTCGATCTCGATGCCTGACATCCTGGACCGCAACGACACGCCGATCACGGCGGACGCCACCGTCGAGTACCGGACGTACAACCCGGACGGCGTCGAGGTCGACGGGCTGCGCGGGCGCGTGGACGACATCGGGTCGGACGGCTACATCGGGGTCGAGTGGGACTCGGCGCGCGGCGAAGTCCAGTGGCACTGCCCGAGCGTCCTGCTGGTGGTGGCGTGATGAAAAAACGTGATGACGACGGCACGACCTGGGGCCCGAACGGGTGCCAGCCGGAGTTCGGCACGGCGTTATGGCTGACGCTGGTCGCGATGCTGGCCCACCTGTCGGCCATGGTCCGCTACATCCGCACCGGCATTGAACCATGATGTAGCTTCCTTACCAAGAACGTGGTAAGCTTCGGGCATGACCAGCGAGCAGGACACCTACACCGCCGAGTGCGATCTCTGTGACGGGACCGGCCGGCGATTCGACCCGACCTGCCAGGACAAGATCAACGCCGGTCCCAACGTCGGCCAGTGCTCGCGGTGCCGTGGTACCGGCTCGATCGTCAAGGTTCACCTCGGCTCGTACCCGTCGGCTTCCGACCTCGGCGCCCTGCCCGAGTGGGACGACACGCAAGGTCTCCCGGATTGGATGTTGTGATGGCCAAGCACCGGTTGCCGTGGTGGCGCGTCCGGATGCCCAACGAAAGCGCGATGATCCAACTGTCGGCACTGTTCGTGGTGTTGCTCTACGGGCTATACCTTGTAATCCGGCTAGCCCGGTGAACGCGGACCGGGCGCTGACCGTGATCGAGGTCGCCTGCCTCGCCGCCGAGGATCACGTGATGGGCGGAGATACCGTAACCGCGCTGGAAGTGCTGACGGACGGGATGGACAAGCTGATCGATATCCTCACCCCGTATGCTTCGATCATGGCAGTCAAAACAGTGATCATCATGCGCAACGGCAACTCGCTTCAGGTGCCGATCGCCACCAACACAGCCGCGGACATCGCCGGTCTGATGAACGCCGGCACGCCGAAGGTGTACAACGCCGTGGACATCAACGACGGCCGGATGCACTACATCATGGTGGCCGAGATTCAGGACGTGTACGAGGTCTAGTCCTCTTACCAAGAACGTGGTAAGCTTCGGGTATGACTGAGACGGACAACCACAAGGGCGCGATCGCACGGGCGGTCGCGCCCTTGCTCGTGGTCAACGCGCTGACCGTGTACGGGCAGCTGGCCTACGCCATGGCCGAGATCGCACCGGCCGACTGGTGGTGGCCGTCGCGGCTGGCGCTGTCCGTCGGATTCGCGGTGGCGATCGAGAGTGTGAGCCTGTACGTGCAGTGGCATGCGCATGACGCGCTCCAACTCCGTAGCCACAGCACAGCGCGTAGCTTGCGTAGGTGGTCCTTCCTGATCGCGGCCGCGGTCGGCGCGATGAACTACTCGCACTTCGCAGCCACCGGCATGGCGCCCACGGCAGCGGCGATCGCGTTCGGGATGCTCTCGCTGCTCTCGCCGTGGATGTGGGGCCTGCACTCCCGGCGGATGGCGCGCATCCAGTTGCTGAAAGAGCGCCGGGTGGACGACGCGGGCGCCGAGTTCTCCACCGCGCGGAAGCGGGCATTCCCGATCCGCAGCCTCAAGGCGTACCGCTGGAGCATCGACCACAACGTAACCGATCCGCGCGAGGCATGGGACGGGTACCACGGACGGACGCCGGACGTGGACATACCGGCGATCGAGTCCACGTCTGTCCGTCCAGTCCGTCCGTCCAGCCGGCACACGTCCTGGGACGTGGAGAAAGCGGTTGCCATGATCCTGGCGGGCGCGTCCAGCGAGGACGTCATGGCCGCCACGTCCGTCGGCGCGAAGCCGCTCCAGCTCTGCCGGCGCGCCGTCCGGTTCCTGCGCGAGGGGATGGACGTCCAGTCCACGGCGACCCGGGTGCCGTGCTCGCTCGCACACATCCAGCGCATCCAGGAGGCAATGGCATGAAACGACGTATCTGCTGGCCGAAGTTCGACAAGGTGTGCTTGCAGGGCGGGTGCGGTTACTGTGATGACCACCCGTTCCGTACGGAAGCGACCATTCTGCGAGTGTTGACCACTCAAGAACAACGGGACGCGCTGGAGTACAGCAAGGGCGGAGGCCGATGGCGCGCCTGACCCGAAACGCACAAGCCCCCCGACTCTCAGAGTCGGGGGGCTGTTTCGTGAGGTTACGGCTTTGCTGCGAGGGACCGGTACAGGTGCACCAGGTCGGCCATGTCGTAGAGGTGCGCGTTGCCCTTGCGCCCGGCGGCCACCAGCTTCCGGTCGCGCACCAGCCACCTCAGCGCATCCAGCGACGGCGCGCCGACCAACTCCCATGCCTCACCGAGCGTCACCAGCGCCACCTTCTCCGGTACCCACCGCCCGGCTCCGATGACCGGTCCGTTCGGTACCGGTCCGGACAGCGCCAGCGTGTACGCCTCGTCATCGGTCATCGGTGGCACCCGGAAGTGCGTGACCTCGTCGCCCACGACCGCGGTCCAGATGCCTCGCGGTCCGCCCGGGAACGCCTGGTAGGGGACGCCCGCGGCCAGCATCGCCCACGTCTTTTTGGTGTACTTCGCGAGGAACCGGTTCGTGATCGACTCCCGTACCGCACCCCCGTTGCGCGGCGAGAGGACGGCAGCATCCAGCCGCTGCGCCGCGAAGTGGACGCGGACGAGTAGCTCACGTCCCATCTGGACGAGTGCGGCCATCGCGTCCACGCACGGCGGGACAACCGGAACGTAAGGCGTGTCCTCGTCCAGTGCTTTGGCTTCAGCCAGAATGCGCCGCCGCTCGTGGCCCCACCACTTCGTCAACCGTTCGGCGAGGCTGTTCAGTTCTTCGATGACCAGGTCGATGGGCCGGCAGTCCATCAGTGCGTCCGGATCCGTCTTGAGCAATTCGCGGCGCCGCTGGAACTCGCCGAACACGGCGAGGATGGCTTCGCTGATGGGTTCCTCGTCCACCGCGTAGACCGCCCGGTCGGGATGTTCGCGGGCGAGGCGGCGCAGGAACGGGTGGCTGTTGACCTTGTAGTCGCAGACCACGATGCCGGCGCCGGACGCCGCCCGCTTGGCCAGGATGATCCGGAGCAGGGTGGACTTGCCGGTCCCCGTCCCGCCGCTGATGCCAATGTGCGGACCGTCGTTGTCGAGGTCCGCGTGGACGGGTTGCCGCTTCGGTCCCATCCCCACGAACGGACGCGTGGCGGACGCGTCCGTCCAGTACGTACGCACGTCCGCGAACCGCAGGACGCGGGGGACGGACGCGCGCGGACTCAGGTCCACGTGGGCGGACGTGCCACGCACCACCCACGATGCGGATGGGTCCGGAATGCCGAGACGCTGTCCGGCCGCGTCCGCGATCCGCCTGCGCGTCCCCTCGTCCAGCGCCACCACCGGAAGGTGGATCCGGACGGACAGTTCCTCGTCGGTCACGTCCTCAGTGCCGAAGCCGGCCGGCAGCGCGATGGCGCGCACCGCGTCCCGGCGCCGCGCGGGCTGGCCGATCACCTTTGCCACCACGGTCCAGGTGGGGTAGACGTACTCCCGGCGGACCTGACGCTGCGGCCACCAATCGACCAGCGCCAACACGGCGACCGTGAGACCGGCTGTGATCATTAGGCTGGCATAGACGATGGCTGCCTGCCGGTCGTAACAGGCGAGCAGGGTGGGCGCGGTGAGCGCGGCGTGCCGGCGGAGTACCCGGCGCCACCGTGCGTGGGTGAGCCGTTCGACCGGTCCGCCACGGTAGTCCACGGTGGCGTCATGCAGGAAGGTCGCATTGTCACCGGGCCCCCACAGTGGGCGCCCGGTCACCAGGTAGCGCCAGGCAACATGTGCAACATGCATGGTAAAAGCGTACCAAGACCACGTTGTAGGCATAGAATCACGGCTATGGATATCGCCAACGCCAAATGGCGCAAGAGCAGCTTCTCTGACAATTCCGGCCCGTACTGCGTCGAGGTGGCCGTGGATTCAACCACCGGCGAACGCGCGGTGCGTAACACCCGACGTCCGGACGACGGAACCGCGATCTTCGACGCCGCCGAGTGGGACGCGTTCTTGCGCGGTGTCAGGGCCGGCGAATTCGACGTCTGAGTACCGGCTCAGCAGCGGAACGGGCGCCCGTGGGGTACCCCCACGGACGCCCTTATGGTATGGACTCTTTGGTAAGAACGTAGTAAGCTCTGGGGCATGACCAACGAAGAACTCCGAACGTGAGCGGGCGAGGCGTCGCGTGGTCGAAGGTCCGCGCCGTGGCTCGGAAGTACCGCACGCAGTGCAAGCGGTGCGGCCTGTCGATCTTCGCGGACGAGTCGGTTGTGTGGCTGACCGATCCGCTCGGACTGTCCCATGAGGAGTGCCCGTCATGATCAAAACCATTGCTGAGTGCGACGGACCGCGATGCACTGTTCGCGAGATCGTTAGTCCCGCGCTTATCGGACCGGGCAACTGGCCGGGCTCGTGGATCGTGGTCAACCTGCTCCGGAATCCCGGCCCTCTCAACCAATCCATCGGCACCTACGGCTTCCACGCGCGCGCCTGCCTGACCGCGTGGACCGAGTCATGAAGGGCGGCGTGTACGTCTACCGGGCGCGCAAACCGTCCGCCCGCCTGCGCATCCCGATCCTGTCGTGGCACTGCGCGTACGTAGGCGAGACCACGAGTTTCTGGCACCGCAACCGTCAGCACCTGGAGCAGCGGCCGTGGGCGGACCGCAGCCCGTATGTGTGGCTACGCATCCCGCTTCCGCCGTGGAAGTGGCTCCTGCGCTCGACGGAGACGCTCGTCATCCTGGCGTTGTGGCCGGTCTACAACCACGCCAAGAATCAATGGAACCCGCGGCGGATCACCCTGATGGCACAGGCACGCCAGCGCGCGGCACGGGATGCCCGCGGCTGGACGATCAATTGGACGTTGGCGCACACGATCGTGACCGTGGTACTGACCCTTACGTCGCTGTGGCTGGTGACACGGTGACCGTCGTTCGTGGTGCCGCGTACACGTACAAGGCTCGGAAAGATGCCGCCTACCCGCCCTTCCTGCGCAACGGACAGGGCAACTGCGCCACCGACGAATTCCCGGACGACTTCACCGAAGCCGGCGAACGCGCCAGCCAGCGACACCGCCGTGCACGTGCCGTCAAGGTGTGTGACGGATGCCCGTTCAAGCAGCCGTGTCTGGAGTGGGCGATCGAGACAAAACAGCAGGGCGTGTACGGCGGGACCACGACGCAGGAACGGAGACGGATGCGATGAGCTACCCACATTTCAGCGACGACTGCCGGGAGTATCACGATCACGTAGTGGACTTCGGCGGCACCCGACCGGTGATCACCGCCCTTTGTGGATCGACGCGGTTCAAATCAGAGATCAATAAGGTAAACGCGGAACTGACGCTGCGCGGAGAACTGGTCATCTCGCTCAGCGTGTTCGGTCACGTGGACATGCCGGACCGGCCGGACCTGTGGACCACGAACGGCAGTGACGACAAGCGGATGCTGGACGAGCTGCACAAGCGCAAGATTGATCTGGCCGATCGCGTCCTGGTGATCAACGTCGGTGGCTACATCGGCGAAAGCACGCGCAACGAGATCGAATACGCGGAAGCGCGTGGCAAGCCCGTGGACTACCTCGAATGAGCACCCTCGTTAAGTTCGAGCCACAGGTGGACGTGCTACGGGCATCCACCCGCGATGCCCTGCTCCGACAGGTCGGCCGCGCCGTTCGCCGCGGTGAACTCGGCGCGGTGGACGTCATGATGCGCACCAACGGTGGGTGGGCGGTTAAGGTGTACCGCCTCAAGCCGGCCCGGCGTAGGCACGTGCTGGCATATGCGATCGGCGCCACGGTGCTGACGCTGGGCCTATTGGTCATGCTCGGTTGGTACCTGGTGGCGCCGGTGATGCAGCTACTGGCCGCGTTCATCCCGGTCCTGATCGGCGGTCTCGCCGCGCGGCTGGTCATCGGATGGCTACTCCGTGATCGCGGCTGCACGATCACGCACACGCGCGGGTGACCGCGTACGCCAACCGCCCCGCAGGTCCGGCCTGTGGGGCGGTTGCTGTTTCCGTGGGTTACTGCGGACGGTACGCCGTGGCTCGCGTAGTGGGGACGGGAGCAGGGGTGTTGCGCAGGTTGTAGACCGCCAGTCCGGCCGTGAAACCGGCGCCCACGGCAGCCGCGCCGAGCGCGACCCATCCGGGCTGCGTGCGCGGAATCTCGGTAGCCAGGCCGGTGAACAGTACGGCCAGCGCGGCGGACACTCCGGCGCCGACCGCCTTACGGAAGGTTGCCATGATCGAAGGGCTCCTTAGAAGGGCCATGGGTGTGTTGGTGTGAACCAACCAAAGCTTAGATGGAAGCCTAGCCACATGCAGAACATCAGCACGCCGATCCGACCGAACCACACCAACGACGTGGGCATCCGGGCGCCGACCTTGAGCCACCGCCAGAAGTGCTCCGACAGCGTGTCACCGCTGACCCTGTTGAACAGCGCCACGCCTTCGACCAGACAGAAGAACACGCCCCAGAACAGCCACAGGATCAGCCAAACCGTCACGGCCGTCCGCCGTTGGCCCGGGCACGGGACCGACCGGAGTGCCAGGCGAGATGTTCATCGTGCTCCCGGGCCAGCTCGTCCAGGCGTTCGCGTAGCGACGGCTGGTTGGGCGCGCCGAGGATATCTTCCGCTGCCCGGTCCAGCTTCTGCATCAGGTGCCACATCCGCCGTAGCCCCTTCCCGATCATGACTGATGTCGTGATGATCGCGGCCAGTGCGGCCGCGCCGATCCCTGCCTGCGTAAGTAAGTCCACAATGGTCAAGTCCGCCCGAGGTCTAGGGGTGAGATTTAGCCTCAGGCTACCAAGAGTTACTTAAGTACGAACGACAGGACGATTACAGCCGTAGATATGGCCGCTATGATCAACCCGCCCGCCAGATACAGATTGGCCTTTGCCGCAGCGGTACCGCGATTGCGACCCTCGGCGCCGTCCAGTCGGGCAGCCAATTCGACCACTCGCTCAGTGAGCGCTTGCAGCTCGATCCGGGACGGGAACGTCTGCGTCTGGTCTGTCAACGCCTGGCGGAATTCGTTGACCGATTCGAACCGTTTCTCGGTAGCCGTCTCCGCCTTGACCACAGCCTTCTCGGCCGCACTGAGTGCGGTCTGAACCGCCTTCTCGGCGGACGTCAAGGCAGCAGTCAGCGCCTGACCCTGCGCGTCGAAACGCTGCTGGTAGCGCAGGTCCATCTCGGCGAGCAGGGCCAGGACGTGGGTCAGACCATCGACCCTACGGAGCATCGGCGCGGACCTGCGCGGCGCCACCCTCGCCGAGGTCGGCTACCGCGTCGCGCTGCTCCGCGGCCAGGATCGACAGCCGCTCGTCGATCTGGGCCATGAGCACGGCCACATCCACGTCGCCACCGGCATCCGTGATGGCGGTCGCCAACACGGTAAACGCGGCGATCAACCCGTCCAGCTTGTTCTCCAGTGCGACCAGGCGCACGAACATCTGGTTGACGCCACCCGGCTTACCGGCGTAGGTCCCGCCACGAGTGCCAGGCAGAGCAGCGAAAAGAGCATCCACGCGCCACGCCAGTTCAGCAGCGTTCGGGTCGTCCATAAATGCCATGTCAGCTCCCAGGTTGAGAATCGATTGCCAGGGACGGTCGTCAAGATCGGAGTTCGGGTTCCCAGACAGGTGCACATGCGTGCGGTGTTTATCGGAGCCGGTGTAGGGCGCGCGCTTCCAGCCGTTCGTGGCCGACCAGATGTAGCCGTCATAGATGATGTAGATCAGACGGTTGCGGTCCGGCGGATACGCGAGGATGGCGTCGACCACCTGTTGCATGGTGACCGGCGAGCGCAGCATCGTGCCGGCGTCGGCGGCACGGACCTCGGGTCGGGTATCGTCGTCCTGCCGTTCCGCGGTTACGCCCGGCGTGTCGTCCGGGTTGTGACCGGACGAGCCGGTGGAGTGCGCCAGGTCGCCGATGGTGCCGTCCGTCCCGCGGTCCCGATTGGGCGCGATCGCATCGAGAGCGGAGAAGAACGCCGGGATCCACGATGCTTTGTACCAGGCCATGCCGGGCTCCCATGCGCCGAAAGGTTCCTGCAGTGAGCGATCGAGGTCAACGGTAGCCCCCGCCATGCTCACGTTGTTGCGGTACTGGAGCAGGTGCGCTTTACGGGATACCCGCCCGTACGACCATGCGTAGGTCTGCCAGCCGTACGTGGCGTACTTCGGCACCAGGGCGTCGATCACATCGGCCTTGCCGTACACGCCTACGCGGCCGTGCCCGAGGATGCTGGCCGCACCGTCCAGATAACGGGCCACCGGTTCGAGGTCGGCGGGCAGCGCGTCGAAATCGACCGAGAAGAAAATGGGGACCGTGATCGGCGCGCCGAGTTCTTCCGCCTGGCGGAGCGCCTCGGTCGCGTGGGTGGCGCCGAGCCCATAGCCGGACAGCATGTCCTTCGCCTCGTTCTCCCAGTTGAGGACGATCGAGAATCCCGCCGCATGCAGCGCGGACCGCTCGGAGGGACTGAGCACCTTCCCGGACAGCGGCGCAAGGTAGCGGCACACGAACCGCGCGCCGAGCGCCCACATGGTGGCCAGGTCGGGACGGCCCCACGAGTAGTCGACCCCCTCCACGCCTAGACCCTCTCGTAGGTGATGTCCCACGTGTAGGCGTCCGTGCTGGCCGGGACCACCGGTGAGTTACCGGCCACGACGCCGCCGGAGTTGTCCAGTACCAGCTGGGATGCCGTGAAAAACCGACAGGTGCCAGGACGCGACTGGACACTCACGTCATCCATCCGGTGCGTACCCACGCAATAGAGGATCGAGTCAGCCGTTGCGCTGAATGGCACATTGAAGATCCAGAAACCGGTACCGAACGTTGAAGTTGTGCCGATGGTCAACCGCCCCTGGAAGCGGATGCCCTTATTGCCCTGTAGCTGGTACCGACCGAGCAGGGTCCCATTGCCGAGCGCGGGCGCTGTGGTGTTCGCGGACCACACGAGCGTAGGCGAGTTGAACGCCACCCACGCGGCCGCGTACAACGCCTGCACGTCCGTGTCCACGTCCGTGGCGAGGAACTGGATGTCCTCGTACGGGCGGACATCGTCGGTGCTCTGCGGGTATCGGTACGCGCGGTTCGCGGTGGTGGCCACAAGATCATCCTACCTTTGCCAGTTAACGGTGAGCGCGAACGCCGGACCCCAGTCGCCAATGCCGTCGAACACCATGTACGGCGAGGACGACGAGGTGAAGAACGCGATGCCTCCGGCGGTGCCGTCGACCATGGCCTGAACCCACGAAGTAGGCACGATGTACCCGCCCTGCGCGTTGACCGCCAGGGTCGGTCCGGCGGTGGACGGTCCCAACGTGGGCGCGCCGGCCGGCTTGGTGGCCTGCGTCATCAGGAACATGGTGGCCGTCTGTGCGCCGAACGCACCACCGGCACGGCGACGCACCTGGAAAGCGGCGGACAGGACTACGGCACCGGCCAGACTGCGCGGTGCGGCGCCGTAGAACACACACCCGGTCCTGTTGCCACTTCCGCCGTACGAACCCTGGTACACGTGCGTGTTATCGGTGCGCCAGCTGCTCTCGTAGGTCCGCGTCTCGACCGGACCGAACACGTTGGTGCCGGTGACGCCGGTCGGTTGGGGCGCGGGCGCGGCTTGGTTGAGCGGCGCCACGGGTGCCGACGCGTACGCCCGGCCAAGGGCGAACCATTGGCTACCGACCCGCGTCACGACGATCACGTCACCGGACGCCACCGACAGGTCGCGCGCCACCTGCACCGAGACACTCGCACCGTTGACCAGCGCGGCGACGGTACTGCCGGACTTGGCGGCCGTCGCGGTGGCCAGCAGGGTACTCATGCCAGCACCCGCACGCCGAGTCGCATGCCGTCGCCGCTACCGGGCAGGTACGGCAGGGTCAGCCGCTCGATGCTGACCAGTTCGCCGTTGACGGTACCGACGTCACCGAGTTGCAGGGTGGGGTTGGGCACGCAGGTCACTTCCAGTTCACGCCCGGCCTGACGCTGCAGGCGGGCCAGCACGGTGGCCGCGGCTAAGCCCGCCTGATCGACCGTGGTGAGCAGCGGAGACGGGAAGAAGTACGGAACCGGCAACGGGTTGAACGGTCCCCCGAAGCGCTTGGGGCTGCTCAGGCTCAGGTCGAACGCGGTGCCCTGGACCTGGCCACCGTCGGACGCGGTACCGCGCGCCACCACTACGTTGTATGCAGCCTCGCGCGTGCTGGTACCGACGGCCTGGACCACGGTGCCACCGGACCCGTCGGTGAGCACGAACACGGGTGTGGTCGACTGTGCGGCGGGGATGACGGAGAGGTAGCCGTCCGGGGTGACGTATGCGTCGGCGCCCCACGCGTCCAGCAGTTCGAGCACGGCGCCGAGCCTGTCCTCATCATAGTTGATCGTGGACGGAGCGGCCCGGTCGATGAGCAACGGGTCGACCACGATGGACAGCGCCGGTTCGACCAGGCCACGCAAGGTGGACGCCAGGGTACCGGTCGGCTGGTACGGGCTGATGAGCCGCGCCTCGTCGATCAGACGTAACAACCCGAACGCTTCCACCGTGACCGCGTCCCCCTCCACGGCAGCACTACCGATCAGGAACCGGCCGCGGGCGAACACCTCACCCTCAACCGCCAGTTTGACGTGCAGTCGCTGGCCGTTGGCCGCCAACGGGTGCAGCGGGTCGGTACCGGGCGACCAGTCGGTGCCGTGGTCCCGGCGCGGCACCACGAGTGTGACCCGTTCCGGTACGCGGCCGGACCGGTCGCCTTCCTCGCTCGCGGCGTCGACCGGGATGCTCTCGGCGAGCAGATCGCCACCGAGCCACGATTCCACGGACACAGCGGTCCGGTACGAACGGGTGAGCGCCGAGGTAGCACGATCAGACAGGGTGATCATCAGAACTCCGCCTGGGCGAGCGCGAGGTACGTCGCGTAGTCGCCGGCCAGGTTCGCGTAGGTCAGCCCGACGTACGCGGCTTCCAGGTCGGCGTACGTGAACCCGGCCGCCTCCAACGCGGGCGCCCACGATTCGACCTCGACGGCTTCCAGCTCCACCAGGCGCCGCTGGTCGGAACCGTCCTGCGAGAACCGGCGGACGTTGGCGCCCACGATGGCCTGATAGGAATCGATGCCGTCATACCCACCCGGCTGGCGGATCTGCACGATGCCCTCGGTCGCGGACTCCAGCACGCTGGTCAGATTCTCCAGAGAACTCGTGGTCTCGACATACAGCTCGATGGTGCCGGACGGGTCGCCCATCTCGCCGCGGACTACGATGTTGCGACCGCCCGCACGGAAGGTGCTGGACTGCGGTGAGTACTCCAGGCTGGGCCAGGCCATGATCACAGTTTCGGCGGCCAGACCGGTGACCGCATCGGTGACGGCCACCTTCCCACCGGTGAGCGTGTAGGTGACGCCGGACGTGGCGTACTCCACGCCCTCCACCACGGCGACGTAGCTGACCGGTATGCCGAACGGGATCTCGGCATCCAGGCGTAAGAAGGACGGGTCGGTGACACCGGCCGAACTGCCGGCACGGACGAGAGTGCGCTGACCGGACACCACCCGGTAGATCTCCACCGTGTCGCCGATCACCAGGTTGGTCACGCTGATCAGGTTGCGCGGCGGATAGGTAGCCTGCGGCGTCACCGTGATGAACGCCAACTGGCCGATGCTCAGCGTGTACGCCTTAGATACCGCGGACACACCGCCGGTCACCACGATCGGGCCGGCGGGCAGCGCGGTGGCCGTGGTGTCGATCCGGTAGTCGAGCGCGATGCTGGCACCGGAGCCGAGGACAGACGGCGAGTCAACGATCTCCGTCATACCGGCCAGCGCCGCCACCGACGTCCAGGCGGATTGCTTCCAGGCGAATACGAGAGACAACCCGTTGTCGCGACCGGGCGTGAACGTAGCCGGCAGCGTGACGTTGGCCGCCGACGCGTTGGTGATCGCGAACGGTCCATCGTTGACGCTGAGCACGGCGGTGCGCCACGCGGCCACCACGCCCTGCGTGGTGTCACCGGCCGCGCCCCCCGAAAACACGAACGACGGCGCCGGGTCGGCGGCCACGTAGTAACGGGCCACGATCAGGACGTTGCCGCCGGAAACGACCGGCAGCCAGCCGGCCGGCGTCGCGATGGTGGCTGCGGTGTTACGGATGGTGGCAACGGCGACCATCAGATCGCCGGCCGCCAGACCGGCCGGTAGCGCAGGCGCGACGGTGGCGTTGTTCCCCGCGGCGACCGCACCGACACCCACGTATGTGATGGCGGTCATGCCGGACGCACCCGCCGGTTGCGGTCACGCCACGCGGTGCGCCGCTCGCTGGCCATCACGGCGCGATCGGTGTACGAGCGGAACGGCGCGCCGTCCAGGTTGATCGTGTTGTTCACGGTAGCCGTGACCGGCGTGGGCCCGCCGGACCGGCTGGTGCCGCGGTCGGCGGCGAACTGCGCGGCAGCCTGCATCCACGAGGTCGCGCCGCCAAGCGCCGTCCAGCCCGGACCACCCTGCGCGCCTGGCTTACCGCCAGAGACAGTCAGGTGCACCTGCGCATTGACGCGAATAGTTTTCAGGGGGTCGATGCCGGCCATGGCCGCGTTGACCTGATCGCGGAAGCGGTTGAACTGCGCGGCGGCAGCCTGGAGTTTCGGGCCGATACCGGGCATCCAGCCGAACGCCATGGCCGCGCCGTTGATGATCGTTCCGAACACATTGAGCACGATCGAGACCATGACCTTGAACGCCTGCGCGATGCCTTTCGCCATGGCCGCACCCACGATGGACGCGGCCAGCATACCGACCACGAGCGCGCCGAGAGCGAAGGCCAACCCCTCGAACATGCCCTTGCCGACGCTGTTCCACCACATCGTGATGAGCGGCGCCCACTGCTCCCAGGCCTCGCGCAGCTTGGTCATCAACATCGTCCATTTAGGACCGATATCCTTGATCGCCAATTGGAACGCGTCACGCGCGGCACCCCACGCGCGCCCGATAGCCTCGGCGATCTTGATCCGCCCGGCGTCGTTCTGCCACGCGTCGATGACGCCACGGACCCACGTGTACGCGGCCAGGAATGGCGCCTTCAACTGGTTCCAATGGTTAATGATCAGCGTCACAGCGCCGAGCACCACGGCGGGGACGGCACCGGTGGCGATACCGATCCCGATGGCAGCCGTGGCCACCACGTCAGAGAAGTGCTTGATGCCGGCCTCGTGCTCTTTCAGCCACCGGCCGATGTCCCGGATCACGTCGAACACCTGGCGCAGCCGCTGGCCGTAACCGAACAGGTCGGACAGTGCGCGGGTGATGTCCTCGATCGTGGTGCTGTCCGCCCACGCGGCCAGCCGATCCAGGATCTTGACGATAATGTCACTGAATGCCTTGAATGCGGGGTCGGCGGCGCGGCCGGCGAGGTTGCCGAAGGCGATGGCGACCTTTTCGACGTGCGGGCCGATGCGTTCGACGAACCAGGCGGTAGCCTCGGAGACTTTCCGGATGGCTTCGACGCCGGGCGCCGAATTCGCCCATTGCCCGAAGCCGACCACCACGCGGTTGACCGCTGCTGAGATGCGAGCCATGGCCGCGCCGATGGCCGGCATGTTCATCTTGACGAACGCCTGCGCCAACGGCTTGACGTTCATCCCGATGATCTTTTGCAGGCTCTTCGCAAACTTCGTGGCGTTACCGTCCGCGTCCTGGAACACGCGCACGATGGGCTCGAACGCAGCGACCAGCCCCGGGCCGGCGATCTTCGCAGTGAGTTTGATCAGGCCGAAGCCGGCCACCAGCGCCGGGATGAACGCGAGAAGCGGGAGCAGCCGCGCCGATGCGCTCCCCATAGCCGCGATGGCCTTACCGGTGGCCAGCAGACCGGACACGGCCGGTCCGGACACCGACGCGATCGCGGCGACCGACGCGACCACCTTGCCGACGGCGCGCGCGTGGGTCAGGGCAGACTTGGCCAGCTTCTTGAAGCTGGCGTTCCATTTGTTGTTCTGTTGTTCCTGGCGGGCTACCGCCTGGTGCAGGTGCGTAACGTTGTTGGTGATCTCCGTCAGCGCAACGGTCGTATTGTTGTGGACATTGATATCAATGTCCACATCCACATTAGCCACGACAGATCACATCCTCGGCCACCTCGGCCGCACGGATAACAGCACGGCGCCACTCGGGCGACTCGGAGATCGGCTCTGAGTACACCTTCGGTGTCACGGTCTGAACCGACCAGTCGCCGGACGCACGCCGCCCCCACGCAGGGTGGCGCACCCGACCACGGTCCAGCGCGCGCAGGTCCGACGCCTTACGCAAGCTGGTGCGGTGCACCTTGAGATGCGCGGTAATCGTGGCACCGGTGCCACGGACCTGCGCGGTGAGGTGTGCGGCGGCCGCCCACGCGTTCAGCCCGCCGGACTTCGGCAGCTTGCCGAGCGCGGACGCGCGCACCCGCGCGCGGATGATCGGCAGCGGCTTGTCGATCTCTTCGCGCGCGCGCCGCGAGATGGCCGGCGAGGTGCGGGACAGCCGCTGAACGAGAGTCCCGAGGGTGATGCTCACTTCCGAGCCTCCCGTCTGGCCGCTGCCATTTCTTCTTCCAGGTCATCGGCGAGGGTGGCCAGGTCCCGCGGTCCCCACGTGGTGAGCAGCTCCGAGAGCGGTTGCCCGCTGGCGCGCGCGAGTCGCACCAGCGCCTGTCTCACGGAACCGTCGGGCCAGGGTCCGCGGCATCATCCGGCGTGGTCGACTCCTCGTCATCCACGGGCATGACCTCGATGCACCGGTCCGACCACGTCTCGTACGGTTCCTTGGTCTTCTGCTGGCGAACGCTGGCGGACCACGCCAGGTAGCGGAAGAACAACATGCCGGCCCTGGCTTCGATCTGGGAAACCGGCCAGCCGAACGGCTGCACCTCCCAGCGTGCGACGTCGCGCTGATCGGCCACGAGGATGTATTTTTCGCCATCCTCCATCTCGACGTCCAGCTCGAACAGCATCGTGGCCATCAGGTATTCACCGGCCTCGGAAGGTCAAGCGCAGCGCGAACGGCGCAGTCCTTGGCTTCCAACAGTTTCCGGAGGCAGACCGTCACCTCAGGACCGGGCGGCAGGACGTCGACCACGCTCGTGGCCAGATTCGCGAACGGGCGCGAGACCACCTGAAGGCGGGGCGGGAGGTGATCGAACGCGAAGTATCGCAGGATCGCGGCGGTAGCCGGATGGATCATGAGGACGTCCCCACGATGATCACGTCGTAGCTGGCGTTGCCGGCGGCACTGTTCGCAATGTGCAGCAGGTCCGCCGTGGTCGCCGTGACTCCATAACCGGTGGCATCCGCCTGTCCCGCCACCCACGCGTTGAACGCACCTGGGCGGATGGTTGAGATGCCGGTAGCGGCCGGCGTGAGGATGGTGGACAGGCCAGCAGCCACGCCGCCCACCAGGATGTTGCCGGTGTTCGCGGCGGCAGCTGCCACGATCAGGGCCTTGATCTTGGTGAACGTCACCACAGCGCCGAACGCGTCGGTCAACGCGGTGCCGATCAGGTCCAGATCTTCCGATGCCGAACCGGACAGCGTGCGGGTGTCCGAGAAAATCTTGTCCGACTGGCCGGCACCCACGCCGGTCTGTAGGACCACCTCATACGTCTTGAGCATGTTCGCTTGTGCCGTCACCAGATCAAGCGCGGACGTGTAGTTGGCCTGAATGGTCAGACTGATCTTGGTTGTCAGTGCCATATCACACGCTCGTTCCGAAGACAGGCTGACCAAGAACGGGCAGCTCCATATCGATGACGGCGAAAGCGCCCTGGTCGCCACCGAACTCCGGCATCTTGGTGATCACGGTGAAGGTGGCCTTAGCCTGGCCGACGCCGGTCCGCGGTTGCAACACCCACGAGGTGTTCAGCCCGGAGTTCGTGCGCAGGTAGGCGGCCAGGCCACCGCTGATGTTGATCTGGAGACCGGTGATCTCCAGAGTCCAGACGACACTGTCCACGTCCTGGACCACGCCATCCGGCACCAGGGTCCGCATAGTCTGCACCGGCTGGTCCGGGACGAGACGGGCCTTGGACAGTTGGTTGGCATAGTCCGTTCCGTCCACGGTGATCAGGGCGTCCCTGAATACGTACGCCCCGGTTGGTGCGGGCATGACTCACTCCTCCGCGATCATGGTGATTTCCAGGGCGTACAGGTCCCCGCCGGCCGCGGCCAGCAGGACCGGAGCCATCCGCTGCACGTAGCCGAGCGGCTTCAGAGCGTAGTACAGATCGTCCCAGTGTGCGTCCATCCACACGCTGGCGGCTTCTTCGTCCTGCGGGAGCAGAACGCGCACGCGCCACGTGCCCACGAACGCATCGCCCTGCGCGCGGTCCATGAACGAGAGCAACGGCCACACGTCACCGGGCGCCGGGGTGCCCGGACGGTACGCGAAGCCGCGCACATCCGGTACGTTGCCGAGCGCGGAGGCTACCGCTTGTCGCATCGCCGTGCCGTTCATCCGACGACCAGCTTCCGGTACGGGCCTTCCAGCCGGCGCACCTCGGGATCATTGCCAGGGAGCAGCTGCGAACCACCGTCCGCGTCGCCCTGCATCACAGCCAGCGGCAGAGCGCGCATGGCCAACGCGCGCTGGACCCGGCGGAGCAACGCCTTACGTAACGGCACCGGGTAAACGGCGCGCACCCCGCACTTCGCCTGTTGGTGCTCGAACTCGGCATCCAGCTCATCCCGGAGTTCGGCTTCAGACCACGAGGCAGCCGAGGATTTCAGGTACCGGGCCACATCGTCCACTGTGGGCATGCCGCCCGACGTGGTGGGACCGGCCACATACGCGGCAGCGTCCACGGCATCCTCAGGCGTGGACGCGTGGGCCAGGAAGCGGCCGGTCACCTGGGGGACATAGGTGACCAGCCACCCCCCGACGTACGGCTGGGCTGCGAATACGGGAGCCGCGGTGGACCCGTCCGGCAACGTCACCACCAGAGTCGGAGTCACCGCGGCGGACCGGTACCCGTATGCGTCGTAGGTCTCCACGACCAGCGCCCACTGCTCCCCAGGCGCGAGCAGCACCCCGGGATCGGTGAACAGCTTGATTGTGGTCATGATCTAGTCCTTGTCCCGTTCGACCCGACGACCGGTGATCGGATCGAGTGCCCACCCCTGCTGTTCCAGATCGGACGCCATGCCGGCCGAGACGAACACGTCCGGATCGTCCACCGTGGCCAATTGCACGTCCGGCTCGTCCGGCGCGATGCCGATGCCCTGCAGCGAAGCGACGTCGGCCATGGTGACCGCCTTGCCCTTGTCCTTGGGTGCCTCGTACGGCTCCGGCCCGGGCAGGGTCGTGGGCGCGTCCAGGTCTGGCGGGGTGACGCCGCCTTCCTGCGGGTCGATCGGGTTGCCGTCCGCATCCTTCAAGACGTCCGACTCCGGCGGGGTGGGTTTCTTCGCAGTAGCCATGATCCCTCAGTTCAGGTGTGCGGACACGGTGTAGGTGATCGAGTTCGCGTTGCCGTGCGTGATGGTCACCCTAACCACGTTCGGCAGTGGCTCGTTCGCGGAGACGTTCGCGGTAACCGGCAGGCCGAGACCGATCCTGATCGTGTTGGTGGACACAGTCGCGATGGCCGCCGATGTGAGGATGTTGATGTACTTACCGGACGCGTTGTCCTTGCGGTCCAGCGCGATCGTGACCGACGGGGTGGACGTGATGGCCGTGGCGTCGAGCACGATCACCATCGACCGGAAACGCCGCGTGTTCACCTCGACAGCGGTAGGAGTGGCGGTACGTGCGGCGCTGATGTAGATCTGCTGTTCCATGATCCCTCTTTCTCATCCGTCCACATAGGACAGGTACTAGGCGGGGTCGTACGCGAAACGCCGGACGCCGGTCAGGTCCGTTATCGCGAGAGCTTTGTACCCCCAGATGCCGACGTGAATGTATCTCACTTCCACCTGGTCGAAGGTGAGCCGCTGCGGCGCGGTAGCCCATCCGGACACGTCCGCCCGGTCGAACAGGTACGAATTCGCCGAGACGGTGCCGGACGCGGCGAGTGCCCAGGTCGGCTGCCACGCGAGTCCACCGGTCTCCACGCTGCCGTACAGCGAGGTGGCGCGGCCGGCGGCGTTGGTCGGACCGAGGATCGGCAGAAGCTTCCGACCGTCCGCGTCCGTGGCACCGATCAGTGCCTGGTAGAGATCGACCTGCGCGAATGCGTCCTGCATCCGGAAGCCGCCGCGCACGAACTGGAGCCCAGCCAGCGCCGCCTCGACGTAACTGACCAGCGTGTCATCCTGCGCCGCGGGGGGGATGGTGATCGTGGTGGGAGCGGCAGCTTCCAGTAGCGTCACCACCGACGCTTCGAGCGCCTCGAACCACGCCCGGGTCATCTGCTTCCAGATGAGCCCGGACAGTTGCGGGTTGCCGCCCTGGTCCCACGCCTCACGCGTGATGCTGACCTTCCCCGACACGGCCGAGGGGGTGATCGTCTGCGCGGTCGCGGTGAATACGCCGAGCGACGGTTCCACACCTTCGGCGTGCGCGGCGACCATGCCGGATGAAGTGTTGAACTTGGGGAGCACGAACGGCGTCATGTCGGCAAGCGTGCCTTTGCTCACCGCGTCCCACAGGGGCGTCTTGTAGTCCTTTTGATCTACGTACATGTCCGGCCGGTTGATCGACGGATTGAGCGCCGGCACGTCGGCCATGTCGGTGTCGAACTGTGCGAACTGCTGGCGTACGAACGTTTCGGCGCGGTTCAGCGCCTCGCGGTCCCCGTCCCGCAAACCTTTGATCATGTCCTGCGAGAAGTCGTGCGTGCCCTTGGTGAGATTGCCCTTCCGATCGAACCGGTACGGCGCCGGCTCGCGTACCTGCGTGCCACCCTGTGGCCGGGTCGGGTCCACCGTGGGCCGCTGTTCGGCCGGCGCGCCGAGCCCGAGCAGGGCGTTACGCCCGTTGGGAGTGGCCAGGATGGCGCCGATCTGTTCCTGCGTCAGCGAGAACGCGGCGGCTTGAGACTGCGCGGGCTGCGCATTGACCGCCGGTACACCAGCCATGGCCTGCAGCACGCCGGGCACGGCGAGCAGACCTTGCAGTTGATCATTGGTGAGTTGCACGGGCGGGGCGGGCGGGGCACTGACGGGGGCCACGGTCTCCGTGGCGTCCGTCGTGGTGTCGGTGTCAGCCACGGTCTGCCTTTCGGTGTCTCGGGTTGCGGCCACGCGCGTGACGCGCGCACCGGTGAACGCTGGAAGCGCCAGCACGCTCGTTTCGTACCAATCGGCGCCGCCCACGGCCACAAGCTGTACGCCCGGGTTCAGCGGATCCGGGGAGTAGGTATGGATGTCCACCCCTACGCTGAACCCATCGCGCACCTGGTCCTGCGCTTCCGCCAGGGTGCGATCGCCATCCGGACCGCGGCCCACCCGGAAGCGGGCGAACATGCCGTCCGGCCCGTCCTCGGCGTGGATCATCGGCCCTTGGGGCTGTGCATTGTCGTGGTCGCGGAGCAGCTTGACGCGCGAGATCTCGGCGAACACCAAGGAACCGCGCTGGAAACGCCAGCGGCGCCCGTTTTTGATGGCGATCGCATCGCGCCCGTACGGGACCACCGTGCCCTCGATGATCCGGCGTTCGGCATCCACGGTGAACGTGGCGGCCGGCGTGTCGAACGACAGATGTAGATGATCGTCCGCGCCGGCCTGCACCGGCACGGACTCGGAACGGACCGGTTCCGGTGGGGCCGGCGGGGCAAGATCCAGTTTCTGCATCTCCGTCAACGGGGGCAACCGTTCTTCCGTGCGCATCTCGTCCGGGTGCAACCAACCGGCCAGTTTGGCCAACGAATACACCTCGGCGCGTGTCTTGGGGTCGGCACGCAGGTAATCATCAAGATCAAAATGAACCCTGCGCCCACGCCTGGTCACATCCGGCATGGACAGCCGGTCAGTGATCGCGGCCATGTACGGACTAAGCGTGTCGTTGATCCGGTCCTGGCGTCGGTCCACGCCGTTCTGATAGGTCCGACTGGTGGTAGAGATACCGAGGTCTTCCGGATCGATACCGGCCGCATTGGCGATTGCGAGGTGCGCCTGTTTCTGCTGTTCAGCCAGTTGCATTTCGGCCGGAGTCGGCACATCCACGGTGTTGTACTTGACCGCGGCCGGCACGTAGCCGGTGACCCGCTTCTTACGCCACGCAGCCCAATCGTTGAGCAGCTGTTCGATGACCTTATCGTCAGCCGGATCGGCGCCCTCGGAAGGACTGAAGAAATCCAGCGGCCGCGGATTGTCCGCGTACAGCGCCGACGTGGTGTCCAGCAGTACAGCGCTACGAATCGCACGGCCAGCGGCAGTCAGTAGACCAGGGTTCGGCGAGTCGAACCGGATCACACGTTTCGCCGGGATCGGTCGGCCGTCGAAGTAGATCACAGCACCGCGTGGGTCGTAGCCGCCCGGCAGGTACGCGGGGGTGCGGCCGCCGGGCGGTTGCAGGCTCACACTGGAGTGATCCAGATGTCGGGCGTAAACGGGATAGTCCGCCGAATCCCACGCGGTGATTTCCCACCACGAGATGCCCTCGAACAGGAGATCCTCTACCGTTTGCGCCAATGTGACCACATTGGGCACATCCGGGTCGATCTGCTCCAAAAGCGGCAAACGCTCCCGATTCCAGTCCAAATCGAACTGGATCAACGGAAGCGTGGCGATCGAACAGATGAGATTGCGCGCCCGCAGTACGGGTGCGACCGAGAGGGCTTCCGCCCGGCCGACCCTGGGGAGCAGTCCGGCGCCGGACATCTGGAGCAGAAGCTCAGCGATCGGACGAGGCGGGGTCTCCGCGGCGAACTGCTGGCGCACGGGGGCACCGGTCAGCGCCGACCATGCTTTCCGGATCATCCCCACACTGCGCAGGGTAACAGGTCAGGCCCCTAACTGGACGACGGTCCGATCAGACGTAGGCCGCCAACCGGAGCCGGCAGCGTCCTGGCCAGATGCACCGCGCCCGCCATCGCGTACACGGCGTCCACGTGGCCCTCATCCCCCCGTGCATACACCCACGTACCGGACGGACGCTCGTGCTTCTCGGCGCCGGCCACCTGATCGTCCAGCAGAGGATCACCCGAATGCAGGACCTGCCCGGCCAGGACGTCCTTGGCCAGACCCATGCAGACCGCGGCCATCTCCTGACTGATCGCCTCCACCGTCACCGACCGGGGCGGCCAGGACCGGCGTGCCTCACCCTGTTTGTTCCGATCGGCCAGCGCCGCGGCGGCCGCGGCCGCCGGCCCGTTAGGGAACCAACCGACGGCGCGTGGCTTGACCCTGTCCACCAGATCGGGTAGGTCGACCTGCATCGCAAACGCGGAGTCCCACGCGGCGACCGCCTCCACCCGCACCCGTCCGTCCGGCAAGGTGGCGGCAACCACCGCGGTAGCGTGCTTCCCGTCGAGCGAGACGTCCACGCACATCACGGCGCGGTGCCGGACCGCGGTCATCGTGTCCGGTTGCTTGCCGGCGCGCCACGCGGTCAGGTCGATAGCCGGCGCCAAGCGGGGAACCCGGATACACATCTTCTCGGTCTTGAACCCGGCCAGCGAGTCGCCACCCTTGGCTTTCGCGCGCCTGGCTTCGAGCAACAGATCCTCAAGATTGCGCCCGTAACCGACCCGCGGGTTGGCCTGGAGCAGCGCGTCCACGTCCTCCGGATCGGCATCCTCCGGCGCCGACCATTCCATCAGCCCGAGACGCCAGTCGTGTGGACACTCGCCGGCCTCAATCAGGTGCGCGGCGTTCTCGGCGCCCACCTGTTCCACCCATTTGATGTAGTCGAGAGCGGCGGCACGCAGGTCGTTGAGGACGATGCTCTTATCGTCGCCCGCGTTGCTCAATGCCCAGATCTGCGAACCCTCGTTGCTGGCCGCCGGGTCCATGGCGTTCCAGGCGGAGTAGTCGTGATGCTGGCGCAACTCGTCCGCTACCGCGCGGTCGATGGTCAGCGACCGCCCGCCTTCCTCGTTCGCCGCGGCGATCCGGTAGTGGGCGGCCTCATCCTCTGACCACATATCGGTCAAGTTGTTCCCGCGAACGAACCACCGCGGCTTGCCCATAAGGGCGACCAGCGGCGAGCGGCGCAGGAGATGTCGCGTCTTGTCCCAGGTGTCTTTCGCGTATTCGAGCTTGGTGGAGGTGCCGAGCACCAGCGGGTACTCGTCCACCAGCATCCAATATGGGGCGAGAACAACCGGTATTTCCGTTTTGCCGTTCTGCCGGGCCACGATCACCAGGACGATCCGGAAGCGCGGCCGCCCGTCCGGCAGCAATTCGCCACCGTGCTGAAGGGCGAATTCCTGCCAGGGCAGCATCGGACGACCAAGGGACCGCGCGGCGTACTCGGCCTGGTCAAACCCGACCGAACTCGCCGGAGTCAACTCACGGAGAGGTGGCGTCCACAGTCGGGGAGACGTGCAGCCGAGCAGCGCGCTTGGCCTTGAGTTCGTCGTGAGCGGCAAGTGCCGGATCGGCTGCACGGTTCGGCTCTCCACCCTTCACGGCGCGTCCGGCCAACGTGCAACCGAGCGATGTCAATGCTGCCAGCAGCTTAGGCCCCAGATCACCGGTCACGCTCTGTGCGGCGACCGCGGCTTCCAGCTTGACCAGGCGTCGCCGGCCGTCCGCATCCTCCGGATCCAATTCGCCCCACACGATCTCGGCTTCCTCGGCCAGTGACTGAGCGTGATCAATTAACTGTGCGTAACGGCGCACCAGGGCGGCGGCAGCCTGATCACGCGGAGTGAGCGGCGCGGCGGCCAGTGACGTCTCAGACGCTTCTGAGATTGACATGAGATCTTCCCGAAAATAGTCAAAGAATCTTGGCTGTAGGGCTTGACAAGGGAGGGAGGGGCCTG